AGCCAAACTTGCGGAGATCAGAAGCAGAAGTTTGAGGCAGGAGAGGTCTGGTGGTTTAACCATAAGAAACTACATACAGCGGACAATGTTGGCACGACAGATCGAGTGCATCTAATATTTGATTGCGTAACTAAATATTCTTTATGCCCAGTGTGACCGTAACACCAAGCAGTGCATGTACTGTTGATAGAAATAGAACACCTAAAACTGAAATCAGGCTTGCCACTGTTGACGAGATGCTAGCCGAAGCCCAAACATTGTTTGATGAGCATTACGAAGAGATTGCTCGTAACAAACAAGTGATGGTGCTAAAGCCAGACGAGCCAACGTACCGTAAAGCTGAAGAGATGGGTACGATCTTCATTCTTTCAGCTAGGCAGAATGATGTTCTGATAGGTTATTCTGTTAACTTTGTATCTAATCATTTGCATTATGCCGACTTGAAACTAGCCCAAAATGATTTGTTATTCATTAGCAAAGAACATAGGGGTGGAAGAGTCGGGTTACGCTTGATTAAAGATACAGAAAACCATGCAAAATCCCTTGGGTGCAAACTCATGTTGTGGCATTGCAAACCCAGCACTCCGTTAAATGAGATCTTACCAAGATTGAAATACGGAGTACAAGATATTATTTATTCCAAGGAGATCTAAAATGGCAGTCACAACAGCGGTAGCAGCAGTAGCTGGCGTAGCCTATTCAATTTATTCTGGTCAGAAGCAACATAAACAGCAGCAGAAAGCTCTAAAGATGCAAGAGCAAGCCAATCAGGATGCAAGGGAAACAGCCAAGAAAGAGGCTGACCGTGCTGACGTAGAAATGAATAGGGCTAACAGGAAGAAAGCAGATGTTGCGGCAATAAGCTCGAAAGAGGATCAAGCGGCATTATCAGGGCCAGCAGGAACAATGCTTACTGGATACCAGGGTGTAGATCCAGACAAGTTGAAACTCGGTGGCAACACCTTATTAGGTAGTTAAACAATGAAAACAAAACGTGCTGACCTGTTATCAAGATGGGGTCACCTAAGAACCGAAAGGGCTACATGGTGGTCGCATTGGCAAGAGGTGACAACTTACTTGCTACCAAGGAATGGACGTTATTTTCAACAGGATAGAAACAAGGGAACGAGAAGGCATAACTCGATCTATGACAACACTGGTACAAGAGCCTTAAGGACGCTGGGTGCGGGCATGATGGCTGGTGCTACATCTCCTGCAAGACCTTGGTTTAGGCTAGGGACTGCTGATCCAGAATTGAATAGATACGCTCCTGTGAAATTGTGGCTGAATGATGTAACAGAACGGATGCAATTGGTGTTTCAGAAGTCCAATACATATAGAACATTGCATGGAGTGTATGAAGAGCTAGGAGCATTTGGTACTGCTGGATCTATTATCTTGCCTGATCCCAAGACAGCTATTCACCATTACCCTGTAACTGTTGGAGAGTATGCAATTGCGACAGATTATCAGGGTAGAGTAAATACTTTATATCGAGAATTTCAGAAGACAGTAGGCGAGATAGTAAGAGAGTTTGGATATAAGAAGTGTTCAACGTCCGTTAAGAATCTGTTCGACAGAGGGAGCCTTGATGCATGGATCACAATCGTTCATGCAATAGAACCTCGTGATGATAGGGAGCGTGATTTCAAGAAGAAGGACAATATGAACATGGCATATAAGTCTTGTTATTTTGAATTAGGTGGAGATGGTGAGCAAGTACTGAGAGAAGGTGGCTATAAAGATTTTCCTGTTGTTGTTCCTAGATGGGGTGTCTCTGGTGGTGATGTTTATGGCAATTCGCCAGGGATGGAAGCATTAGGCGATATCAAACAATTGCAGCATGAGCAACTACGCAAAGCTCAAGGCATTGATTATCAGACAAAGCCACCATTGCAAGTACCTAGCTATATGAAAAATAGAGATGTAGATAGTCTTCCTGGTGGAATTACGTTTGTTGATGGTCAACAAGGCAAGATTGAGACTGCATTCAATGTGAATCTGAACCTTCAGCACCTGTTAATGGATATCCAAGACGTAAGACAAAGGATTAATGGTTCGTTTTATGCTGATTTATTCTTAATGCTGGCTAATGCTACTGATACACGGATGACCGCAACCGAAGTAGCAGAGCGTCATGAGGAGAAGTTGTTAATGTTGGGGCCAGTATTAGAGCGATTACATAATGAATTGCTAGACCCATTGATTGATAATACGTTTAACAGGATGGTTGAGGTTGGATTAATACCACCTGCTCCAGAAGAGATGCAAGGGATGGAACTAAGCGTTGAATTTGTCTCTATGTTGGCACAAGCACAACGTGCTATTGGAACAAATAGTGTTGATAGGTATGTGAATAACATGGGCATGGTTGCTCAGATGAAACCTGATGTCCTTGACAAGTTTGATTCTGATGCATGGGCCGATGGATACGCAGATATGTTGGGTGTAGATCCTAAGTTAATCGTTGCAGGTGAAAGAGTAGCGAAGATCCGTCAAGCAAGAGCAGAACAACAACAGGCAATGGCACAGCAAGAAGCAGCAAATCAAGCTGCTGAAAATATGTCGAAATTAGGAAAGGTTGATGCAGGCAACGCTATGGATATGATGAACCAATTCAGTGGATATAACTCACCATCACCATTAGAAGTTTGACTATTGGTGTGACCGTAATACTGTTATTACTAGATATATTAGATCATGAGTGATTACAATCCACTCGACTTAAAAGGTCAACAGAAATCCAAAGACTCTAAAAAGTCAGCGGAAAGAATTGACCGACAAAATGAAGAGTCGGACATTAAATGGCTCATGAGCAGCAAGAGGGGTCGCAGATTTATCTGGAGACTTCTGGAGCAAGCAGGCGTTTTCCGATCATCGTTCAACCCCAACGCAATGACAATGTCATTTAGCGAAGGTAACAGGAACTATGGTTTGGTACTTCTCAACAAACTCCACGCTCTCTGCCCTGAGTTGTATCCGACAATGATTAAGGAACAAAAAAATGTCAGAAACATCGCTGATGACGGAAGCCAACCAAACAAATGAAGGCGACACTCAACAGCCAGTAGACGCAACAACTGAGCAATCAACTGAAGCGACTACTGACACTGAGCAGCAAGCTAAATCTGTACAGGATCAACAAGACTCGGATGAGTCCTCTGCTGAAAGTGAAACTAGCGAATCAGAGACACCAGAAGGTGCGCCTGATAAATACGAGTTCAACTCAAAGGTGGCTGACGCACCGCAAGAACTCGACCCCGAAGTCTTAACTGCATTCGGTGAAGTCGCTAAAGAACTTGACCTGCCACAGGACGCTGCACAAAAAGTATTAGACAAGGTTGCACCTGTCATTCAGGCCAGGCAAGCAAAAGAGATTGAGCAAGCAAAGACAAATTGGGCAAACGACTCACAATCAGATGAAGAATTTGGTGGTGAGAATTTGAACGCCAATTTAGAAACTGCCAAATCAGCTCTTAATGCGTTTGGAACTGATGCTTTTAAGTCGCTGCTGCAAGAATCTGGCTTGGGAAATCATCCCGAAGTAATTCGGTTTATGTACCGAGCAGGTAAGGCAATTAGTGAAGACAGTTATGTTGGTAATTCTCAAGGTGCGAACGCTAAAGGCGGTGTACCAAAAGACTTTAACGGCATAGCCAACGCACTATATTCTGATCAGCAAACTAAGTAAGGAGTTATTAAATGGCTACCCTCTCAACCTCAAATTTAACGCTAGCGGACTGGGCAAAAAGATCTGATCCAGACGGTAGAGTTCCAATCGTTGCAGAACTGTTATCACAGTCCAACGAAATCCTCGATGACTGCGTTTTTAAGGAAGGTAATTTACCTACTGGTGAACGTGTAGTTATCAGAACTGGTTTACCAGGCGTTTATTGGAGAGCGTTAAACCAAGGTATTCCATCAACTAAGTCAACAACAGCACAGATTGACGAGGCTTGTGGAATCCTAGAAGCACGTTCAGAAGTAGACAAAGACTTAGCAATGTTGAATGGCAACACTGCACAGTTCCGTCTATCTGAGGACACTGCTTTCTTGGAAGCAATGAACCAAACTCAAGCTGAGACTTTGTTCTACGGAAACCCTGGAACAGATCCTAAGAAGTTTTTAGGTTTAGCACCAAGATATAGCAGCCTATCTGCTGATAACGCTGTAAACATCCTTAGTGCGGGTGGTTCAGGCTCTGACAACGCTTCTGTCTATCTAGTTGTTTGGGGTGATAACACTGTTTATTGTCCTTTCCCTAAAGGATCTAAGGCAGGTTTAACCCACGAAGATCTAGGCGAGCAAACTGTCTACAACAGCGATGGCACAAGGCTTCAAGCTTTTGCTACTCGTTACCAATGGAAGAACGGTTTGGTCGTTAAAGACTGGAGATACGTTGTTCGTATTTGCAACATCGACATTTCTGACCTATTAGGCCAATCAAGTACACAAGCATCTACTGCTTCGACAGCTCTTATCAAGCTAATGGCTAGAGCGTTGTACAGGATTCCTAATATGGCAATGGGTAGAGCAGCGTTCTACATGAACAGAACAGTTCACTCAGGGATGGCTATTTCTGCACTAGATAAATCACAATCTGTATTGTCAATACAAGAAGGTTTATCTCAGTTCGGATCAGCTCAAAGCTATCTCTCATTCTTAGGAGTTCCTCTAAGAAGAGTAGATGCGCTACTTAATACCGAATCAGCGGTTAGTTAATTTTTTCATTATCAAAGGAGCTTAAAAATGATTACAGACGAACTGCTCAGAGTGAGCGAAGACCAAGCAATTACTACAACTGCATTTTCTACTAACACTATTGATTTAGGT